CCGGTGCGCCGGTGCGGGTGCTGGTAATCGTGCCAGATCCTGACAGTGTGATCGTCGGGCCGAATGTCAGAGTGGTCGTACCTTGCACCAGTGGATTGGCGATATCCAAGCCAAGGCGACGCCAGATGTCTGTCAGCATGTCGACCTCTGCCTGCGTCAATACGACATCGGCAGCAATGTACGCGGACAGCGTAGCGAAAGCGGCTTGCTCTGCTCTGACGGCGGCAGACAACCCGGAGGAAATCGCGTTGGTTGTGGCAACGACTGCGGCAAGTGAAGCACTCGTCGTTGCAGAAGCCTGAACAGCTCCACTGATATTCGCAGAAAGCGAAAACGCTTCGCGGATTGCCGCGCTTGCGCCTGTTGAGGCTGTGGCCTCGATCTGAATAGCAGAATCAAGCGTCGCGGTTGCTGTCCTCGCTGCGGCGACTGCTGCGGACAGGCTTGATGTGGCTGTTCTGGCGTCACTGATGGCTGCGCTCAGAACTGCGCTTTCCGACCGCGCGCTAGATGCGACGATATAAGCTGCGAGGCCAGAGGTTGCTGATTGTGCTGTCTGTATCGCGCCGGACAGCGTTGCGCTTGCGGTTGCAGCGCTTTGAATGGCCGCGTTCAGGGAAGCGCTTGCTGTTCTGTCGGAGCGAATCGCTGCGGATACCGAAGCGGTTGCGGAATGGTCAGCGCGAATGGCCGCGCTTGCGCTTACTGTTGCGGTATTCGCAACACTGATAACAGCCGATGCCGAAGCAGTCATTGACTGCCCGGAGCGGATAGCCGCACTAAGGCTTGCGGTTGCCGTCCTGCCAACGGCAGCGCCTGACCAGAACAGCGGGATAGTTTCCGGGGCGAATACCTGCCACGGATTTCTCGTGAGCGATTTATGCTCGGCAGCGGACAGCATGCGGTCAAAAACGAGAACAAGATAAACGGTCCCGTCTATATTTCTGGCGTTATCTGTCCCGCGATTGCCTATATAAAATGCGCCGGTCGAATTGGCCGTGCCTGTTGGAACACTATCCAAAGAGGCAAATGCGTAGCGAGTTCCAGCAATATAAAGTTCTGGCTGGTTGCTTGGGCTAGAAGCATCAAAAGATACTGAATACGATGTGATTTTGCCAAACTGGTTTGATACGCTATTGGGATCAACCGTTAGGGCTGTACGCGGTCCGCCGGAGAACTGTCGCCAATATATCAATCCGCCATTGCCCGCATTGCTTATGTAGAAAAGCTCTTGGCTTGTCGTTGTTCCATCAAAAAACCGCCCGAGGTTTCCGCCTCCAAACCCGTTAAGCTTTGCTAATACAAAATAGGTTCTCGGCCCTTGCGTGCCGACAATATCTGTCAGGACTTTATCTGTGGTTCCCGCGCCGTCAGTTGAGCCGAATCCGCGACCAGTGCCGATATAGCTTTGCTGTAATTTTGTGCCAGTCGCTGTGTATAGCTTGCCTTTTACGACTTCGGCACACGCGTCCAACCTGATAACGCCCGATAGACCTTTGGTAATCGGGTTTGCAAAATCAATCTTGACTGAGGTCGATGGCTGGCTGGTGCGAACCCTGCGTGTTAACTGAACCGGCATTTAAGTCGGCATGTAGCTAAACGGCGTTATTTTTACGGTCATGGGATTGCTTGAATAGCTTGCTTGCTGGCCGCAGTTATTGGTTACAAAAAAACGCGCCTTCTGGACGCCTTCGAGACTGATGACAATCGGCTTTATCATTGCAACGTCCTGATTGTCGACCATCCATGCGCCGACCCATTTTGCGATATAAATGATGTCCGATGCGCCAGGCTCCGGAGTCTCGTCGCTGGTTCCGTCAATATCATCCTGCACCATGTACAAGTCAAACGTGCCGCCCGCCGTGGGCGCTGCGGCGAATGTGTCAGGTATTCCGAGGACTGCACGCGCCCACGGATACAATGTGGTCGAGTTGTCCAACTGCGTGTTGGTCAGCCCGGTCAGCCCGGTGTATGTGTTTGCGCCGCTCGCCAGCGCGGCGGCGAGAGATATCACCGTCGTCGAGCTACCGAAGACCATTTTAAGTTCGTTGGCCATTTCAGAACCTGTTCAGCGCGTTCGAAATATCGCCGATCCCGATATTGCCGGGAAAGTTAAGCCTCCACGCTGCGATGGTGTTTTCCGTTGCAGTCGTGCCACCCAGATACTTCTCGCCATTCGTTGCGGGGCGCGTGCATTTGGTAAGGATAGCTTTGCTGTCCGTCGTTCCCCATGTGTCAGTCACTGCTTTGCGAAATTTCTGCCTGCCGAAATTGATCGGGGCGAAGTCAAGCATAAGACGCCACGCCTCGCGCTTGCCAGCAACAAGCCCGTCGAACTTGGTCACGTCTGTGACCTCGAACATATCAACGCCGGTCATTGCAGGATTCCAAGCGTCCTGTGCGGAGTCGGAGTTGATCCATTGCTCCATTGCCACATCGTTGCGGATAGCGAGAGCGTCAACGCACGCCTGGTTGGTTTCAGCGCGAATCGCTGCGGCGAGGGTTTGGAGTTGTGCATCAAGCATGGTTATCCCTTTCGGTGGTCGTTGTCATTTCTGTAAAATTCGTCGAAGTCCAGCCGGTAAGGCGGCTCTGGGTCTTTCTGCCGCATCCGCTCCATGGCGATCCCGAAGAGGATAGCGATGGCTGCTGCGATGCACACGGCGAGCAGGACAATCCACCACAGTTCATGCATCTGCGCGAAAAAGTCATTGGTGAAGTTCATGGTGTTTTCCGAAGTAGTGATCTGCTAGCGCCTGCTCTTTGGTCTCCCATCGCCGCACCGCGATTAGCCGATAGTGGGTAACGACGAACTCGCCGGAGAACACGATCCCAAGATCTTCCTCTGTCCATAGTCTGTTTTTCGGGGGGCGGTATTCGATGCTGCGGTAATAGCGAAAGCCTGTTCGCTCGGAGTACCCGAAGTGCGGAATCAACCCCCAGAATGCGTGAGAGCGACGAATCCACGAGTAGGGGTGGCCCCCCGCTGCCAGCCACAACCACATGGCGACGATCCAACAATTCATGCGTGCGCGTATCGGCATTCATTTTTACACCTTGGTGGCTGCTGAGCGGAAGCGGTCGATGGCTTCGACCAGCAGTACGCGGCCATGAGCAAGCTCGTACATTGGGCGTTTAATGATCCTGACATTTACCTCAAGCTCGTCAACGTCCTCCGGTATCCGCCTCACATACTCCCGCTCATTCTCAAGCAGCGTACTCACCTCTTGCAGGACCGTGTCGAGCAACGTGGTTACGCGAAAGAGATCTACTCGCCCGGTGTCATTCATTGCCGCTAGGGATTGATGTCAGCACGGCTGACGATTACATTGCGCCCGGACTGATAGACGCGCACGCCGTCGAGTTCACAGACAAGCCAGCAGACTTCCTGCGCGCCTTCCGTGCCGACGCCTTTGATGGCGCGGCGTTTGAACATCCTGCCACCGACAAGCGACACTGTTATATCGCCATCTGTGCCGACGTGATTTCCTTCCGCGTCGGTGGTGATTTCATGGACTTTATTCATGCCAATGTCATATTTCATCCCAAGAAAGCGTCAACGTTTCGCTTGGCGTGATTCCACCAGATGCGGTCGTCCCTACCGTCAGCATCATGACGCAGTGATCAGCCTTCTCGCCAGTGCTGGTGTAGGGGCCGGCACCTAGGGTAAGCGGGGATCCGCTGGTGTACGTGAATGCGTCGGCATAGCCCGCCGTCGCGGTGGCTTCTGCCGGCGTGGCATAGGCGGTGACTGCTTTGGCATAGAGTGTAACGCCAGTTCCAAGCCCATTCGCGCCGTCCATATAGACCTTGACGTTGGTGATCTCTGTGTAGGTGCCGCCAGACACGTTCATTCGCAGCCACTTCTCGAACGAGTAGTCGACGCCGGCGCCTGGTTTCACCATCGGGTTGCTGGTGTCGACGGTGCTGTTGTCGGCATTCTTGAATCTGATATTCCCGCTCGTCTTGTCCGTCTGTGTTCCACCGGCTCCGTTTTTTTCGACTAGCTGTACTGTTGCGGCCATTGGGTTTCCTTTTTAGGCGTCTTCTTCGATCTGGGTGGCGTGGGCAATGTTTCCTGCCTTGTCGCGAATGATGGTTGTTTCCGTCTTGCGTGCCGGGAGCGTCAATTCGACAGATGCCGGCATCACGGTATTTTCGACGGTGATATTCGGCTGTGCGACATTGACGACCGGAGCAGGATTGGCCGGGGCGTGGTTATCGACTCGTACCGCAGGCGCGGCGACATTGACAACCGGGGCGGGCTGCTCCGGGATGATGTTGTCGACGCGAACATCTGCCGGTGCGACATTGACAATCGGGGCCGCCACATTGATGACGTGGGAGGGTTGCTCACGCACCGCCGCAGCAATTGCCGATACGCCCGCCTCAAGCCGCGCCGAGTTCTGCTCTTGATGGCGTTGCATGATTTCGGCGATTTCACGCTGGTGTTCAATCTCGGCAAGCGCTTTGCCGTTGGCCTGCGTGTCGGCGCTGGCGTCGGCAGTATCAACGGGTGAGACTGGCGGCACGGCGATGACGTCGACTGTTATCCCGAGCGTTTCAAGATGTTTCCGCTCGTCGGCAATCTCGGCGAAGATTTTGTCAGGATCTTCGCCCCTAGCGCGGATGGTTTCGGAAATGCTGGTGATGCCAGCAGAAATTTCCGCACGCGCCGCGTTGACGTCTTTGAGCGGGTCAACCCACTGCCGACGCGGGGGAGTCCACTTGGCCATGGCCGGCGCAGGGGTGCGGATAGCCTTGACGGCGAATGCAGTCTCTGCCCAGCGTTTCCAGATCGGCGCCAACATCATCGGGACCAGCACATGCCACTGGAGCATGTCGACCGTCTTGTAAAATTCAACGAGGCCGGCGCGAATTGAGGAGTAATTCACGTCCGACAGATCGCCAGTCATTTGCTCGTAAGTGATCCCGATGCCCGAAGCAATCGCCCGTAGCTGCGTCTTGGTATATGCGCCGTAATCGCCGCCATTGGCCGGCGCACCGAAGCGGATATCCTGCCCTGGCTTGAGATACTGGATTAGCCCAGCCCCAAGCGTTTCGATCCTGTTCCCGTTGATATCAGTTGTGCCTTCGGAGAGGCTGACGCCATTGTCTTCGGTGGTGACAATCGCCGAGAAACAAGACTCGATTCCCTTGCGTACCAGCTCGGCCTCTTCGTAGTCGTCAAGGTCCCGCATCTTGAGCAGGATGCTGGACATTCGCGGCACGCCGCGAGACTGTCCGGGGCGCAACCGCTCGAAGATATGCAATACCTGATCGGCCGGGATCCGTTTCGATTCCAGCGGCTTCGATCTGTTCGCCACGTCGCCAGGGTGCTGGTTGTGGAGGTGATAGGCAACGCGCTGGCCGATGGCGTTGTATTCAATCCCAGATATCAACCAGCCGCCGCCGTTGACGGCTCCCGTCTTGGTGGCGTCGAGATAGTCCGGCTCAAGCACCTGCAATTGCAGCGGGACAAGTAGCCCATCTTCTGGCCGGCGTTCCCGGTAGCGAATCAGGCATTCGCCAGACTCGAAAACGCAGCGCATAACGAGGGCCTGTAGGCCGTAGAAGTCCAGCATGCCATCGGCGTCGCATTCTGTGGTCCACTGCTCGAATGCTTCCTTCGCGCTGCCAGCCTTGACGGTGATTCCCGTGCCAACCACATTCGCGACGTACACATCACGGGCGCGGCTGGCGTATGGGTTGTCCCGGCACAGTGAGCGGGTGCGATCCCGCAGCTTGACAGCGCTGCTAGCGACTTCGGCATCCGCGCTCGTGGCTCCGGTGATCCAGCCTCCGGTGCGTCGGCCAGTCTTCGCGCCTTCGTAGGCTCGAAGGTTCAGCGAGTCCGCAGCACGGGCGCCGGCGCGCTGTATCGCAGCACGGGCAACCTGGCGTTTTAGCCCGGCCTCCGGGCTGAACAGGGTGATCAGTTTGTCGAGTGCGTTCAATTCCGCACCCGCTGAACATAGCTCTGTGTGACCGGCGTCGCGATCGTCGCAGCGGCAATCAAGCCGGCTTCTATTTCGCGCTTGGCCTTTAGCAAATCGCTGATAGAGCGATAGGTGACGCGCCGGTTATCTATTTCGACGGTTAATTCACCCGTCGCGATTGCAGCCTCAATCGCCGCGAGCTGTGTCGTGGTATATGCCATTGTTTCCCGTTATTCCGATGCGCCAGGTACTGCCCGTCGTGATTGTGGCCAATGTGGCGATTGCAAATACACGAAGAATTGCAACTATCGACCTTTACGGATTCGCCAGACAGTCGTTTTGTTGACGCTGAAACGCTTGGCGATTTCCTCGTATGTTCCAACGGCCTCCCGGATTTCTTTTCGCAACATCGGCGAGCGCACGGCAATGTACACTGGCATGCCACCCCAATTCAGGCGCAGTGATCTGTCGATATCGGCGCGCTTGGGCTTGGGGATTGTCACGTGTTCCGAAACAGTGTCGATAACGGACACGATAAAGTCATCTTCTTGCACGGGCGCGAATCCTTTCATTGAGTTCTGCCGCACGGGACGCGAGCAGGTTTGTCGGTACGGATGGCGAATTCTTGCCGCTCGCGGATTCTGAAACAGTTGCAGCAGCCCGCAATTCGAGGTTGATTCCTGACAGGCGTAGGGCTGCCAGAGCGTATTTCCAACAGTCCAAGGCTTCGTTGCGTGGGCGCGTCTGCACCCACTCGGCGTAGGGGCGGGTGCCACGCATCTTCGTCACCAGCTTTTCTGCGGTGAGCTGTGCGAAGTATTCGTCATCAAAGCTGGCATCGCTCGGGAAGTGTATATACGCCGGTCCGGGCGTGATGATCTTCAGGCGGCTGTAGATCAGCGCCTTTGCCTGATCGTCGCCGATTAGATGCACCGTCAATCCCCGCTTGATCTGTCCGCGCAGGCGCTGGCGACGGGCTTTCTCATTTTCAACAATCGGCACGTTCGGCCCGGCCCGACCCTTGACTGCTACGGCCCATCGGCGCGGCTCGCAGAAGGCGTAAACCATGCTGGTGTTGTAGCCGCTGTCTATTGCGACAACTTCCGGCGCCCAGAACCGCAATTCTCCGTCGAGTTGCATCCACACGTCAGGCTGTGCCGTGTCGCCGGGAATGATGATGTGATCCATGGTCCACGCCTCTTCGCCGTCTCCCCAATCGACCACGGTGACCTCAATCCGGTCCTTCTGTACGTCGACGCCTGCGGTGCGGGCAAGCGCTTTTGGCTTTTCGTCGTATTCTTCGAGCCTGGTTATCAGGCCGGTAGCGTCTATCTGATCGCCACGTTCTTCCCAGACTTCGCCAAGGTGGGTATTGACGAATGTCCGCAGCGTTGATGTTGATTTGACTGCGGTCAGCCACTCCTTGACGAGATCGGACCATGACGGACCCAGGCCGATAGGGGCATAGAGGGCGCTGATATGGTAGCCGCGGGCGCTGCGCTCCGGGTTTCCGGATATCCAACGGCCCGCTGAAAGCATCGCCGGCTTGTTGTGTTCGTAGATTTCGCCATTGCAGGCGATGCACACATAATAGGCTTCGAGGTTTTCGCCTTCACCGCGCCATTTGATGCCGTGAGCTGCGTCGCTGCCGCCCCATTCAAGTGCCTGTGTTTCTCCGCATCGCGGGCACGGAACGAAATAGCGCCGCTGGTCCGACTCCAGATAGCCGCGCTCGATCAGGCTTTCGTCTTTCACGGTCGGAGTGCTGATATAGAGCCGCTTCGGTCGGGCGAATGACTTGGTGCGGCCTTTCGCAAGTGATACCGGGTCGCCTTCCTCGCCAACCTCTCCGGGAAAGCGGTCAAGGTCGTCCATGATGAGGTAGCGGACGGAGCGCTGTGCGTAGCTGTTGGGCGAGTTGCCTCCGGACAAAAACAAGACGCCGCCTGGGAAGTCGATCATGTCTTTGGAGTTAGCAGAATCACGCGAACGCTGGCCGCCAAGCAAGTCACGGATAACAGGCGTCTCGAGCAGCAGCGGGTTGAGCTTCTGCGCCTTCCAGGCGTCGCGGGCGTCAAGTGTCGGCATGAGTACCATCACCGGAGCGGGTGCGTGGTCGAAGGTGTAGCCAAGGAAGTTGACGGTGGCCTCGGTGACGCCGACCTGCGAGGACTTCATCACCCAGATATCGGTTACGCGGCTGGAAGCCGACAGGCAATCCATGATTTCGCGCAGAATCGGGTTGCGGGAAGTGCGCCAGCGGCCACGTTCTCCAGCCTGCTTTCCTGACAAGACACGGTGATCATCGGCCCACTGGCTAACAGTCAGGGCGCGGCGAGGGCGGGCAGCGCTCCAGAAGGTGTCAAGACAGTGGGCTAGTTTTGCGGTCATTCGGCGGGGTCGACCGCAGCGGTTTCGTCAAAGGTCTTGCCGGTGTCGGCGTGGACGGCCTGCTTGCCGGTGTATTGCTGCCAGCGCCGAACGGCGACATCCACGTACTCCGGTGCGACCTCGACGGTGCGGCAGATGCGACCGGTGCGCTGCGCGGCCAGCATCGTCGTGCCGCTGCCGCCGAAGGGCTCGAATACCAGGTCGCCCTCGTCCGAGTAGGCCTCGATGATGAACTGCGGCAGCGCCACCGGGAACACGGCCGGATGGTCGATGCCCTGTCCGATCTTGCCCTTGTGCCGCATGATGCGAATTACGGCATCGGGAATCTTGGTGTCCTGAGTGGGCGTGCCAGCTGCAGTCCAGCCACCGATCGTTCCATCTTTTTTGCGCATGGCCGTGGAACTGCCATCCTTGCGCAAATGGGTTTCCTGGCCGGCGAATTTGCAGGGCATGATCTTGTTCGCCTGGCGGGCCTGGCGGTTGAAGTGGAAGACAAACTCGAACGCAGGTGCCAGCCGACCGTTCCAGTCGCCGGGAAGTCCCGGCCCCTGGTCCCACACGTACCAGGCGAAGCGCCGCCAACCCTGCGTGCGCATCCAGCCGAGCCAGGCGTCCCAGTAGGGCACGAACTCGTTGTCGCGGTGGATGAGGCCGAGGTTCACCAGCACCTGCGCGTCGTCGGCCATCGGCAGTTGGGCCAACACGCTGCGCATCAGCGCATCCCAATCGGCGATGCCGCCGGTCGTGTAGTCGCGCTGGTTGCCGTAGGGCGGCGATGTGAAGCACAGCCGCGCGCGCTCGCCCTGCATCAAGGCGGCGACCACGCCCGAGTCGGCGGCGTCGCCGCAGATCAGGCGGTGCGGACCGAGCGCCCAGACATCGCCGGCGCGAGACACCGGGACCGCCGGGGTCTCAGGGACGTCGTCAGCAGCGTCGTCGCCTGCCTGTTCCTGCTCGCCGTCGCCGCCCGTCGCCTCGAGTTCGGCCAGCAGTTCGTCGATTTCGTTGCCAAGAAATCCGGTCAGCGACAGGTCGAAGTCCATGCCTTGCAGGTCTTGAAGTTCAAGCGCCAGCATTTTTTCGTCCCAGCCGGCGTTGAGCGCCAGCTTGTTGTCGGCGATGACGTAGGCGCGCTTCTGCGCTTCGCTCAGGTGCGCCAGGCGGATGCACGGCACGTCGGACATGCCGAGTTTCCTCGCTCCGAGTACGCGGCCATGCCCGGCAATAATCCCGTCTTGGCCGTCGATCAGTACCGGGTTGGTGAATCCGAATTCGCGGATTGACGCCGCGATCTGCGCCACTTGCTCATCGGAGTGAGTCCGACTGTTTCGTGCGTATGGGATCAGCAGGTCAACGGCAATCGTTTCAATGTTCATGGCTATCCTCTGGTAATCGTTTTCTTCTGCCGCTCAATCGCCAGCCCGATATCTTCCAGCACAGCGCGGCAGGCGTCTGTAAGCATGGCATGAATCTCATGGATGTCCGTCTCGGCACACAGTACGGGAGCGTTTTGATCGGGAAAAGAGTCCATAAGGGAGCGAACCGTCGCGCCGATGAATCGCAGGCAGGCGTCGACGTCCTCCCGCTCGATCAAATTGCCGATCATCGTTTCGTATTGAGCCTTCGCGGTGAGCGCTGCGTACTTTTCCCGGACGGCACGGGCCGTCTGATAGCTGGCGCCGACGCTTTTGAATTCTCCGTCGGTTGAATCGGCTGCACGTTTCTCTGAACGGGCGCGTGCATGCTTTGCAGTCATGTCCGAGCGGTTGCCCTGCGTCTCTTCGATCAGTTTCAACGATTCCGCAACCTTTACCCGAGCATTTGGGCCAGTTCCCTCGAGAATTATTCGGCCGTCCGTTATCAATTGCGACACCCGGCCCCTCGTAAAACCAAGGCGCGTTGCGAAATCCGCTTTCGTGGACAGATTCGGGTTGGTCAAAATTGGCGTTGGCGCTGGACACAAGGTTGTTGAAAGGTCTATTTAGTGAATTGAAAAGCTACAGCCTAGGAA